TGTGCAAGCGATTGCAGATCATGTGGGACTTTCAGTTAAACAGGTATTGAAAATACTTGACGATATTGAAGATCCCATGTATTATGCCAATATTGCAGCCGATCTGGATGCAGAACATTATGGGAACGTTTGATGAAAATTGATAAAGAACTGTATGAACAGGCCATCCGAGACTTCCTGGCCAATGGTGGTGAGATCCAACAAATACCGTTAGGCAAAAGCTCACCCGAAGTAGGACAAAGTGCTTGGGGCCGCCCACAAGGCAAGCCCAAAGAACTTGGTGACATCAACTTGGACGAACTATGAACAGACTAGAAACTATAGCTAACGAGTTGGCTTTGTTATCCAATCAAAGTATAGTAGAGTTGGCACGGATCTTGGTTGCAGATTATCCGGCCAGGGCCGATGTTCTCGAAACACAACTTGGTGCAGCATTTCAAGACAATGATATGTTACTTGACGTTAATCAAACTGGAGGTAAGTGGTAATGTCTAATTTTCTTATTAGTATAGAGCGTGACGAATCATCTGGTTCGTACATTGCCTGTTTCCTACATGGTCAAACCATTGTGCTCAACGCAACCACATACCAGGATGCGGTTCTCGAAGCCGATATGCTTGAGCCGGATTTTGAAGTCGGTTATAACTAATGGAACCGCAGCCGGTAGAAGGCGATCTTGGGCCTAAACAGCTAGAAGCTGTAAATGGACCGGTTGATCAAAATGAGCCTGAAATGCTAACATACGAGTGTAAAGGCTGCGGCGGTCGATTTGCTGATGTGGGCCTTTACTTTCGTGGTGTAAGTTCGGTTCGTTGTACATGGTGTTCTAAGTTTCCTAAGGCAAAAAATGAACGAAAAATACCAACTGCATGATGCGGTGATTCAATTGCACAATATAGCACGGCTTGTTGAACAGGATATTGGCACAGGACAACTGAGCCAAGATATTAGGAATGCAGCAGATACACTGAACATGTTACTTACAGTTACAGTAAAGGAAAATCAATGAAAAACTTTATTATCGGAACTGTGTTTGGAATCATTATTGCCACCGTTGGATTTACGGGTGTGGCTCGAATGATGGACAAGGCAGTAGATAAAACCAAAGCAACTGCAACTGAATTGAGTAAATGATTTTGGTTAAATTGCCGACCAAAAACAGGTTGTCCTGTAATGCAAATGGCAATATAATAGTAGTATGGTTACAAACAGTAATCTAAATTTTCAACTTACTTGTGGAGAGTAACAAATGACTGACAAAACTTTTAATGTAGGCGGTGTTTCTAAGACCAAAGGCCAGTATAAGGTTCGATTTGCTGGTGACATGACTCGTGTCAAGATTCTTTCCAAGACTGACACAGATATCAACCTTGTTGAGTTGCCTAGTGCAATGACCAAGGCTGAATTGGTCACGCATCTTAAAACTACGGATCTGTATAAGAATCCAGAGTTTGCTGCTGCTATTGATGCAGCAGATGCAAAATACAATGCAGCACCTGTGGTTAAGGTTAAAGGTGCCAAGCCTAGCATGGATGCAATCAAGGCTCGTGCTAACAACAAGCAACCTGCCTAATTGGCTATCAGCAACAAGCCCGCTTCGGCGGGCTTTTTTTGCTAAATAGGATATGGACGAGATAAACCGTTTATATTTTATTGTTGGATTTTTGTTAGGTGTTTTGCTAATAGGAAGCATATCGGTTGCCTTGGGTCTAATTTATCATGAATGGACCAAAGAAAACAAAGACGAAAACTAATCTAAACAACATTTTCAAATGTCTGAATCAAATCAATTATATTGCACATATGACGCCGATACAGAAGAATGGCATGTATGGTTTCCACATCCGCTCGGCGGTATGAATGTTCTTGAATCTTTTGACAACGAAGCCGATGCTAGAATATTTTGGCAAGAGCAAATTGATACAGCCGACTACGAAGAGGATGAAGAATGAATTCCCAAGCACCTAAAATTTTAAATGAAATAGTAACTGCTATTAAAGGTAGTAACCTAACAGCGGTAAAAGAAAATACCGAAGGCAGAGTTAATAGCAAAAAGGATGAAGACAAAATTATTGCTTGGCTTCAAGCCCAACCTAAATTTCAAGGCAAAATCAAGAATAGCGTATTAAGAAGTTTTAGTGACATGACTGTGATTGATTATGACAACACAGAGTATGTGGTTAATATTAAAACAAGCAAAGGATCAAGTGATAATGCATTTAGCAAATTGGGATTGCTTTGGGCTTTTACAGATTTGTCATTGGAAGATTTTAAAAAACACAAAATAGCCGCAAAAATTTCGGATGACAAATTTGCTGAACTTATAGTAAAATATAAGAAAGAAACAGATAGAGATTATTGGTATCTAAGTTTAGATAAAAAAGATTTTAGTCATGTAATTGTACGCGGAGTAAAACAAATTAATTATTGGGGCAAAAATCCAACAAATAATTTACAGATTCAATGGGGCAAAGAGCATCTAGTAGAACCATTGTCGGATAAGTTTGAAAACATTTTTTACAATGTAATTATTGACGGAGCATTTAAATGCTGGGAAGATAAAGCAAAACAATGGAGATACGCCATTGATTACCGATCCAAAAACCAGATAAAATAATTGAGCTTATGAATATCACACTATACAACGAATCTTGTTTTGACGCATTCAAAAAAATTGCAGATAAATCTGTTGATCTAGTTTGTGTTGATCCTCCTTATGGTACCACTACCATTGAATGGGATCAAACTCTTGATTTCAAATTAATGTGGTTGGAACTTGAACGTATTTGTAAGCCAAAAGCCAATATTATTATTTTTGGTAGCCAACCATTTACCAGTCTAGTTATTGCAAGCAAGATTGATTGGTTTAGACATGAGCTTATTTGGAACAAAAACAAATGCGGTAGTCCGGGCCTAGCAAAGTATCGCCCGCAAAAGATTCATGAGAACATTATGGTTTTCTCCAAAGAATCAGGAGGTACATACAATCCTATCATGGAAGAAGGTGATCCATACAAGCGTGAAGCAAAGGATAAAGAAAAAGGATACGGCAACGGTATCAACAATCATGGCTATGGATTCAAAGCATTCATGGGTGGCGAAAACTCAGGTACTCGTTATCCAAAAAGTATCCTACATGCCAGTAGAAATTTTTCAGCACAACAGACTGTGCATCCTACGCAAAAGCCGACTAATTTACTGAATTGGCTTTTGATGACATTTTCTAACCCAGGTGATACTGTGTTAGATTTTACTATGGGGTCGGGTAGTTGTGGTGTCAGTGCCAAACTTACTGGTAGAAATTTCATTGGTGTGGAAATGACCGAGCAATATTTTAAGATAGCAGAACAGCGTATTCATAGTGCTGAAGAATCTATAGTTACTCCTGCAGATCGACAACTTTCTACTCAATTGCCCGAAGGCGTTCAAACAGTACCAGACCAAAAATTTGAGCAAGGGACTCTTGAAACAATTAGAAATCCAAATAAAACACCTAAGACAAAAAAGAAGTCCAAGGACATAGAAGTAAATACTGAACTATTTCAAGTTGTAGAATAAGTAATAGATATTGCTGTATGAAGCGACCCAAAAAGGGTTCTGGACGCGGGTTCGATTCCCGCCCGGTCCACCATAAGGAGATTATAATGTATCAAGTAGGCGAAACAATTGTTTATAGTTTAGCAGCCATTGTGATTGCATTTGCCATAATCCTCTTATGATGGGCTGGTACTTGGTTTCGACAGGGTCATGAGTAGGCAAGCAGACAGCACGTCAGGCGACGGACGTAAATCGAGCAAAACTATAACTGCAAACGCAGCTAACGACGAGATTTTTGCTCTAGCAGCATAATCTCCGGGGTTGGTTACCTTGTTATCCAATAACCCAACAGGGCTTCGGCCCTGTTGTTGTTTTTGTAACCATTGACCATAATCCGGCTCTTTGCTATAATAATAGTATGAAAACACAATTCTCAATTCCAGATGTAGGCTGCCGAGTTGCTATTACAGTTGCTTTTCCTAGTTATGTTATAGGTGCGCCAAAAGTTAATAAAACAACAATTACTGGTGTTGTAGAAAAAGCAACCAAATTTACCCCTCCAAATTTTGTTAGAATTGTAACAGATTTTGACAGTCCAGTTCGCGTAAGAGAAATCCCATTGGAACGCATTACCAACATCGAACATGCAGATGGGCGTGTCGCACAAAAAACTAAAATTCAAGACAATACTCGAACCTGGACAGTTGAAGGCAGTCGCGGCTCTAAATACGTGGTAGCCAACGCTAAAAATTCCTGGTCGTGTTCATGCCCAGGATTTCAATTCCGTAAAACATGCCGTCATATCAATGAACTGAAAGGAAATTAAAATGGCCAATTGGAAAGTATCAACCTATTACAAAAAATCATGTGAGGAACATGAGCATTATGTCAAAGATGGCGAAACTATTATTCGTAAAACAGGATATCGAGGCTGCTCATTCTTTGTAGAAACCAACGACGACAATCCTCCTGAGTTTGAATTTGACTTTGTACCCGGCGGTGATGGCAAGCATGACAGCATTAACATGTACGACTGCGCCTACAACAATATTGAAAATGTTGAACTGGATACAATGTGGGACGGTTGTTGGGAAGACATTGACTTTCCGGAAGATATGCCGGAAGAAGAACAAGAACGCCTGATGGAAGTGATCGAAGAACACGGTGTGTATTCGGCACTGGAAGATGAAGAAGGTTGGAGCCAAAACGAAACTGAAGCTTGGGTTTGGGGACCTATTCTGATCGAGGATGAAGAGGGCAACCAAGTGCGAATCATCTGCGCAGATGAGGACGGCAATGTAATCGACTTTAACGAGGAGGAGTAAAAATGGGATACGATTCACGAGCAGTAAAAATTCACAAGATGGAAAAAACAATGGCTATACTTTCATTTAACAAGGAAGTGGAACGGCATTTGATTAGAGAATTTACCAAGGTAAAATCTCAAGCAGCAAAAACCAGAAGTGCCAAGAATCGGGGCGACAAGGACGCAGAATGATTCCCAAGTCCTGGACACTGACTGTTGAACAAGATCCTGAAACAGGGGATCTTGTGCTTCCATTTACACAAGAAATTTTAGATGAACTCAAATGGAAAGAAGGTGATGTACTGGATTGGGTAGATAATAAAGATGGTTCCTGGAGTTTGGTAAAGAAAAAACAAAAAAAGAATAAAAAAGTTGTTGCAAAATCCAAAACTATCTAATATAATACTTGAATGCTGTCGTACAGCATATCTTATTTAGGAGATATTTAATGTTTGACCTTAATACAAAACAAGGTAAGTTGTTCCGTGCTCTCGTCCTTGACGGTGAGTCTCTAACTGCTAGCCAAATTGCAAAGCGGTTCTCAATCAAGAACCCAACGGCTACCATTAGCGAAATTCGTTATGCAGGTTTTCCTGTGTATGCTAATACCCGCAAAGCAGGTAATGGCGTTCGTGTAACCGAATACCGTCATGGTAAGGCTAGCCGCAAGATCGTTGCAGCTGGTTACAAAGCCATTGCAATGGGCCTAGTTGATTAATCAATCAATGCCAAATAAAAAGCTCGCTTAGGCGAGCTTTTTTTTAACTCATTGCAAATTGTAAAAGCTCTAATCTTTTTCGCCTTGTAACATTGTATTCATCTTGATAAAAAGGTTTGTAAACATTTACAATTTTATCATAATCAAACTGAATTCTCAATGCCAGTCTGTCTGGGCTGGTACCATTTTCAATTTTTCTATTGTGTAAAGTGATACTGTTATCAAATATTAAAATATCATTATCGTTTTGGTACCAGTGTTCGTAGATATATTCATCAACAAACATTTCTTTTTTAATTTTATCAAACAGTGCATCTGAATCTTTTTTATTCATTCCACGTATTCTATCAAAGGTGTTTATTCCAAGATGCAAACCTTTTATGCCACCTGGGCTTTGAATAACCAAGGGCACTTCGCTATCTGGAGTTGGACACATATTGTTTTTGTAAAATGCTTCTTGATCTTCATAAAACGTAGGATTCAGTCGTCGAGATTCATAGTTGTGTATCACAATCATATCATCAAGTTCTGATCTAAATGATTCTGATTGTCGTTCATACCAATCAGTTGAGGTACAGAAACCTGTGCAACTTCCAATCATGTTTTCGTATCCCATTAGGGCTACACAAGGTGTAAATGCAGTATCTGCACATTCATTACTGTGCAAAACAACTCACCATCACTGAATACACCTAGGCTATTCCCTTTTTTATCCTTTTTTGCAGTGACTCGTATCATGCCCGGATAGCGTTTATCAATTTGCCAATTTCTACCATGATGAAACATTTGTTGATCTTCTTCATCAAACAAATTCAATCTCAGAATTTCTCTTAATGGCTTGCCATACTTTTGTAAAAAATAAATTGGACGATTCCATCTCGGAGTCCCCCATTGTAAGAATTTTTTGTAGTATTGCTCGTAAGAAATCTTGGAAGCTCTGATGATGGTAACTAAGTTTTGCAAATGTATATTGCCTATCTCAAGCCATTCTTCATCGGATATGTTATTGAGATCGACCTGATCGATATAAACACCAAAACGACCAAGCCCTGGAATTTTTGAAATTTTCATAATGTATAGTTTTAATATATGAAGATATTTATTGTGAGCAAAAAAGTTGATATTTTTTCACCAAAATCATGGTTTTGTAACTGAACTGTAATCTTAGTATGTTTAAATATTTTAGTGCGATGCACAACTTATGGAGATTACAGATGAAAAAACTTTTAGCAATTGTATTTGCTACACTAGCGGTCGCTGCAACAGCCGCAGAATTTACCGGAGCGGGAGCCACATTCCCTTTTCCAATCTATGCTAAATGGGCAGAAGCCTACAAAGCACAAACTGGTATTGGTTTAAATTATCAATCAATTGGTTCAGGTGGCGGTATCCGTCAAATCAAAGCCAAGACAGTGGATTTTGGTGCCAGCGACATGCCACTCAAAAAGGAAGAATTAGATAAAGAAGGTCTAGTGCAATTCCCGGCAATCATTGGTGGTGTGGTACCTGTGTTCAATCTTGACGGCATTGAGGCTGGCAAATTAAAATTGACACCTGATGTTATTGCCAATATCCACCTTGGAAAGATTACCAAGTGGAATGATCGAGCAATTGCAGAAATCAATCCTGGTGTAAATCTACCTGCAATGAACATCACAGTTGTGCATCGTGCAGATGGTTCTGGTACTACATTCATCTGGACAAACTTCCTTGGCAAAGCCAATGCAGAATTTGCCAAAGCAGTAGGTGAAGGTACAGCAGTCAAATGGCCAGTGGGTGTAGGTGGTAAAGGTAACGAAGGCGTAGCAGCACAAGTGCAAAGATTAAAAGGTGCATTTGGATATGTTGAATATGCATACGCCAAGCGTAACAAGATTCCTTATGCAGCCGTAAAGAACCGTGACGGCAACTTTGTATTACCAGATGATACTACATTCAAAGCAGCAGCAGCAAATGCAGACTGGGTAAATGCACCAGGCATGTATTTGTTACTCACATGGCAAACAGGCAAAGATGCATGGCCAGCCACAGGCGCAAGTTTTATCTTGATGCACAAGCAACAGGCAGATGCACTAACAGGTCGTGCTGTTCTAAAGTTCTTCGATTGGAGTTACAAGAACGGTGGTCAAATGTCATCAGAATTGGAATACGTTCATATGCCGGCTGATGTAATCAAACTCGTACAGGAAAACTGGAAGCGAGATTTCCGTGGTCCAGACGGTAACCCAATTTGGAAATAAGGAACAGCGATGAAAACATTTACAAAACTAGCACTAGCAGTGGCATTGGTATTCACTGCACCTGCTTATGCAGATGACTATGTCAATACACTTCGAATCCTAAAGGACAAAGGTGTATTGACACAAAAGGAATATGATGTCAAAATCCAAGAACATGAAGAAAAAGCCGAGAACCGCAAGTTCTCGGAATTTAGAATCGACAAAGATGTCAGCGAAAACAACAAGTGGAGACAAGCCAGAGCCAACGATGGTTCAGTCACAGAAAACGGAATCGGACT